GTATTATTTAACAGGCAACCAACGCTTCATAGAATGTCTATGATGTGTCACATTGCGAAAATAATGAAGGAAGGAAATACCTTCCGGTTGAATGTAGGAGTAACCAAACCATATAACGCAGATTTTGATGGAGATGAAATGAATTTGCATATGCCCCAAGATATTGAGTCGGAATGTGAGCTAAAAAATCTAGCGGCGGTTGATCATCATATAATCAGTCCAGCGAATAATCAATCTATTGTTGGAATTTTTCAAGACTCTCTATTAGGCAGTTTCTTATTCACTAATAAACTCAAAATGTTTAGCAAACAAGCAGCCATGAATTTACTAATGAGTAATGATAAAGTCGATGTATCCTTATTTAACTCGGAGGTTAGTAATTTTGATATCTTATCTAGTATTTTACCTCCACTAACGATGAACTATAAGACTAAAATGTATAAAGAGGATGATGCGGAGAGATCCAATTTTAGAATCGACATAAAGAATGGCAAGATGACTAGTGGTAATATAGATAAAAGTGTACTAGGAGGTTGCACCAAAGGATTAATTCAACGAATTTGCAATGATTATAGCAATGAAAAGAGTAAAGAATTTATAGATAATTTACAGGGGATTGTAACGGACTATATGAAAGAAGAGGGCTATAGCGTTGGCATTAGTGATTTAATTGCGGACTCTGAGACCAACGCGGCCATTACGGAAGCCATCTCCAAAAAGAAAAATGATGTACAGCAATTAATCTATCAAATCCGATTAGGTATTTTTGAAAATAAAACCGGGCAAACAAATGTGGACGAATTTGAGATGCAAGTTAATAATATATTAAATGCCGCCGCATCAGAAGCGGGAAAAATAGGAAGAGAAAATTTAAGTAAAGATAATAGATTTGTTATCATGGTTAATGCAGGCTCTAAAGGGTCTGACTTAAATATTTCACAAATGATTGCTACATTGGGACAGCAAAATGTAGATGGCAAGCGTATTCCATATGGATTTGATTCTCGCACGCTCCCCCACTTTCAAAAATACGATGATTCCCCGCAAGCAAGAGGATTTATCCAAAGTAGTTTCATCGAAGGACTTTCACCTGAAGAGTTATTCTTCCATGCTCAAGGTGGTCGTGTAGGATTGATCGATACAGCCGTAAAAACGAGTCAAACCGGCTATATTCAAAGAAGATTAATCAAAGGATGTGAAGATCTAATGGTGGCATATGATATGACGGTTCGCAATAATAAAGGGAAAATAGTACAATTTAGGTATGGCGATGACAGCGCCGATCCAGTAAAAGTCGAAGCCCAAAACTGCCCTATCGTTAAAATGTCTCTTGAAGAAATATACGTACATTTTAACATAGTTCATGGACCAGCACTATATGCTCTATATAGTACTGAAGTCGATAAACGTGTCGCTAAGCAAAAAACAAAAACATTACAAAAAATCAAATCCCTAATTGACTCCATGATTCATTTCCGACCTATCCTAGTTGACAAAGTATTCAAAACCACTGACGAAAGCAGGGTATATTTACCGGTAGCGTTTTCCTATATTATTAATAATATCTACAACCAAATGCATCTAACGGAGCATTCCTTAATAGACATTAGTATTTTAGATGGAATGAAGCTTATAGAAGATAAATTGCTAAAATTAAAAAGCCACACTTATGCTCCACCAAACGATCTATTCAAAATAATGTATCACTATTATCTGTCTCCGGTAGAATTATTTATTAAACGCAGATTCAACAAAAGCGCGCTAATGTACTTGCTTGAAACAATAGAAGTAATGTATTTAAAATCATTGGCAGCACCAGGCGACATGGTGGGGATCCTTGCGGCTCAAAGCATTGGAGAACCCACCACACAAATGACCTTGAACACCTTTCATTTCGCGGGAGTCGCATCTAAATCAAACGTCACTAAGGGTGTTCCTAGGGTAGAAGAGATATTATCCTTATCGGATAATTTAAAAAAACCGTCGTTAACGATTTATTTACCGGAGGAAGAGGAACATGACCGACATAGAGCAATCACCCTTATGAATAATATAGAATGCACTAAACTAAAAGATATTGTGCTAGAAACTACTATTTGTTTTGACCCATTAAATAATTTAATGGCAACCGACCAACCCATCATAGATCGGTTCTTGGAATTTGAGAAAGGATATATAAAGACTACCGGGACGGATGATGGTGATTTGAGCAAATGGATCGTCCGGATAGAATTAAACAGAATCATTATGTTAGAAAAGAACATTACCATGGACGATATTCAGTTCGCCATTTATAAAAGTTATCAAGAAGATATTGAATGTGTATATAGTGATTATAATGACGACGCATTAGTGTTTAGATTGCGTATGAAACCCTTAAAGTCTGCTACCAAACAAAAATCATTAGACGAATCCGATAATATTTATATGCTAACTAATTTTAAAGATTATATATTAAATAATTTACTAATTAGAGGCGTAAATAACATTGATAAAGTAATTGTACGTTTAGACCCCAATGTGGTTAAATGTAAAGAGGATAAATTTGTGAGGACGGATATTTGGGTATTAGATACTGTTGGGATCAATCTTATAACCATATTGGGATTAGATAATATTTGTGCAAAGCGTACAGTGTCTAATTCAATCATGGAGGTATATAGGACATTAGGAATCGAGGCGGCTCGTATGACTATCTATAATGAATTTATTGATGTACTAGCGGATAATGACACTTATATTAATGAGCGACACCTAACCCTATTATGTGATCGGATGTCCTATTCAGCAAGTATGATTTCTATCTTTAGGCATGGTATTAATAGTGATAATATTGGACCTCTGGCAAAGGCGTCCTTTGAAGAAACACCAGAGCAGTTTTTGAAAGCGGCCAGACATGGTGAATTAGATGAGGTGCGGGGTGTGTCTGCATCCGTCATGTGTGGACAAGAAGGATATTTTGGAACTAACGCATTTCAAACCTATTTGGATATTGATACAATGAAACAATTGCAAGAGCAACAGGTAGAGGCCAAGATTAATATCGACGATATGATTAATGCTATAGATAATCCTAATGACCCATGTAGTATGCAGAATTTAGGTATAAACAACGCGCAAAATATTATTTCAAATGATACTGGCGCTCTAGATGATACCTACGATTTAGATATTATGTAAAACATAATAAACAAGTAAACTGAATATATATTAAAATGATACGAACAACCCAGTCCAACAAGCATCTATCCAATAGTTATCACCCACCACCAAAAAACTTACATAGACCTCAGAATATTATTGAGGGATGTTTCTTATCTGCCGTCAAACTGAATAAATTCACCGCTTTATATGATATGTTACATAATCCGTTTTATTCTACCATGGTAAAGACGGAGTTGGAAGATATGTTTTTTATTATGCAAAAAAATAACATGGCCATTAACCAATTCATATATAAGTGGCGGTACGCGAGATACCATAGAGTTAAAAATACGTCCGATTTGCTATTAAATAGTTTGTCCAGTTATAATCCGGTACAAATTATTTCATTGGTAGAAAATAATACCATTTATGATTTTTGTCTCATTGACTTGCTAAAAATCATACATAATGCTCTACTATACCATGAGAATCTATTTTCTAAACCGTCCTTGCCCAAAAATCCATACACCAATTTGCCATTTGGTATACATAATTTATATAATATTTATTTTCATATCGTAGCATCGTCCCAAATTATGCCACTGTTTTTTCAATTATTCTTTTTATCTAATTTTAATGTCGTCGATTTTTTTATCTCCAATGAAACCTACTTGAGGGATGAAAGCATAAAATCATACTATAATGATAGACCAACCGAAGAGCAATATCATGATATACTGAGTATGCTTCATGATAATGCCAAGTATATTCCTAATATTATTATACACTCCAAATATCCTAAACAACGTATTATTAATGCCTTCAAAAATATATCCGTGGATTACCTTATGTGTCAATACTCTTATAGTCCGACTAAAAAAACCCTATCCCATAAAAATATTAAACAGTTTCTTATTCGGTTTAATAAGAACTCTCCTACCTTTGGTCGCGTGGTGTATAACAATACTACCTCTAATCCATATACGAGTATTATATGATGGTAGAGTCAGCTAGATTCTTACACCCCGTCTCACTGTGACAGTTTGATCTTCTTAAACTTGATGCTTTTTTCTGGTGCTATATCCAACTCTTTTATCGGATTGTCATCTGTATAGGTTTCATCCGTATAGTGGTCAGCCGTATAATATTCTATTGTTTTAGGGGCGGTACTATCAGGCGGATTCATATTATCATACGCATTATTTATAATATAACTATTCGAATCACTCTCTTCTAGCGTTTTTATATGCGCCAAGAAATCATTTAATTTACTAGTTAATACTAATTTTTCATTATCGTTCACCTCGTAATTTATATTTGCTAAATTCAAATACTTATTAGGATTTAAAATAAATTGTTGGATTCGTGTATACCGTAGTAATTGGTCTGCCATGGTGATAAAATATCCAATTCTATTATCCTGTCCATTCATTAAATTAGACATCGGTAAAAGTAAATTGCATTCATCGTCGGAGGTAGTTAAGCAATATTGCTTCTTACAATTATTACATGTGGATATAGTATTTAAAGAATTCAATATTTCGGGTTCATAGGTTATAAAAGATATTTTATGATCGACTAACTTATGTAAAATATCCACAATGCCGTCTAAATGATTGGCGGAATTACCGTTCTTTTTTGAAATAATAGCTATAATGTCTTTTCGTAGCTGTTTATTAGTCGGGTGCGTAATAACTTGTCGCACTAATGTTCTAAATACATTGTAAAACTGTTGCTCCAAATATATGTATTTGGGGTCATTTATATCGGAATTCTCTGTACTATTAAATATCGCCTTTTCTTGATCGATATAATCACTTCCAGATACTTTTTTTAAATCACTGTCTATTTTTTCAGGAGGGACTATCTTTATAAACTGATTCGTTTCGGTTAATAACCCAATCACTAAATCATCCGCTTCTATTAATAAGGTTGGCTGGCACAAAATATCCTTGTCTAACTGTTTTATCTGTGCTAGAAAATCAGTAGTGCTCTTGTACGATTTCCACTTATACTCATATATAAACTTTAATTTATACGATGTATTTATAGCACTTGGATAACACGGTATAAACCCTTCATGCTTCTTGTACACGACATGCATTCCTACCGTTTTTCCATTATAATCTATACATAAATACTTTATGGTCGGTTCTTTTTTCGTGGCATCGCCAATCTTTCTTATTAACGTTTGTAATAACATATTTTCGGTAAACTTATATAGTTCCGTTTTACTGTCCTCCGGAATACACCTGCTTAAATATTTGTTTGTTTGCTCTATTTTAAATACTAACCTATCATCATAGGGTTGAAATTCCTTCCTTTTTTTAATAGTATTCCCCTTAATGACAAAATAGTATACCGGCTCGTAAATATTCCCTTTTTTTATTAAAAGGATAGACTTTTTCATCTTATCATACAATTTTCTACCTGCATAACTCGTTGGACAGGTCATTTCTACCCTTCCCGCGTTATCTTCTATTATTATTATATTTACACCATCTGCGAACAACTTCTTATTAGGTAACGATATTACATCCCATAAATAAGTATGATCTAAAATCACCGTATCATCTAATATATATTTTTTAAAATTCTCCATCGAAGAGCATATTCTATCCATAAAATCGGGGTCTTTATTCATTAATTGTTTAAATACCTTTCTGTTTTTATATATGGCGGGATCTACTTGTTCATACTTTTCTCCAATAAACGCTTGTATCAGATTACCATTCGAATAACGTACATAATTGTCTATATTTATACTGTCTATAATCGTTTGTTTAATATCGTCCAGTTCCAAAATATTCTCTATACACGCCAAAAAAGACTGATTGGCGTTTTGTTGCGAAACACCATATCTTAATAAGCACGGTTCATTCGGTTCTAGCCTATTATCTGTTAATTTACATTGCTCTTTATTTTCCATTAATAAATTATGTATTGATTCAGGCAATAGTCCCCATCGTCCCTCCCCTAATGGACTTTTATTAGCATCTAATACATACGTATCATGTTTTGGTTTAATGGCTGGCGTCTGTTTAGTATTTGAATCTTGATTACATTCCTCTATCCTTTTTTGTTGCGTTTTAGGAGTTTTTTTATACCCAAAACAACACGGCACACAAATGTCCTTTTTATCTGAATGCGACCCTTTCTTCAAAAACCCAGGAGCTGCACCTTTGTACTGAGAGGTTCCCTTTTCCCAAAAATATTTGTTATTTCGTTCATACACTTTCTCTTTCTCTGTCGTGCGGGAGGTATTCTCAACCCGCGCCATCGGACGATTTGATGAGGTATCCCAGCCACCACATTCTCCAGCCATTAATGCCGCCTTGGAGATACTTCTATTTTCTGGAATGCACCAAAACTGTGGGCAAATATAATAATGCGGTTTTGTAGGATTGGACCCATACTTTACACTAGAGCCATACGAATCTGAATTCGTCACTCCTGAATCTATTTGCTCCTGTGTAGGATTTGGATACTTCTTTTTTATCTCTATAGCCATTTCTTTATCTTTTTTATCAATATTCATCTTTTCTTCTGGAGTTAATACAACCGGATGACGCTGTTGGTGCCCCGGACACGCTCTAGAGTACCCATTTGTATGTTCGGTTTCTTTTTCAAATAGCTTCGCGTCACTTCTCTGTAGCCTATCCAAAAAATAACCGACGTTTTTTAGTTTAATCTCCTTTTTCTTTTCTGCTTCTATCGATCTATAACCATTATCTGATCCTCCTTTACTAAGCGACCCCTCCGTATCACTATCATTACCTAACTCCATATCACTATCCAGCGAACCCTCCGTATCACTATCATTACCTAACTCCATATCACTATCCTCCTCGGTCTCTTCCTCCTTTACAGGAAGTGTCTCATCGGTTTCTTCCTCATTTACAGGAAGTGCCTTCTCGGTTTCTTCCTCATTTACACGAAGTGCATTCTCGGTTTCTTCCTCGGTTTCTTCCTCATCGGTTTCTTCCTCATCGGTTACTTCCTCCTTTAGCGGAAGTGCCTCCTCGGTTGCCTCCTCGGTTGCCTCCTCGGTTGCCTCCTCGGTTGCCTCCTCGGTTGCCTCCTTGGTTGCCTCCTTGGTTGCCTCCTTGGTTGCCTCCTCGGTTTCTTCCTCGGGTTCTTCCTCCTTTACAGGAAGTGCCTCCTCGGGTTCTTCCTCCTTTACCTGGGATGGCATCTTCAATTCTGTATTATTACACTGCGCTCTTATTGCATTTATTTCAGGAATATTATCTTGAGTTAAAAGAACCAGACCATATAACCATTTCTGAATAATATCCAGATACTGTAGATTATCTATATTAGTCATTTCTAAAATAATACTCTCACTTACATTTCCATCACTACTTACTTTTATACTTGTTTCAAATCCTGCACCCAGATATGATAATGGTTTTATATGTTGGGTTTCTGTATATTCCCGTATAATTTCCTTATACGAACGACCTATTGTAGTATCATCCGGATAATTATAATTTAACCGCTTTAAAATTTCTTTGTGCTTTACCTTCTTCTGCCATAATTTAATAATTAATAATTTTTGCGCAAGCGATTTGTTAAAATTGGATACTCTCTTATAATACATCAGAATATCCTTATTAACATTGGGTTCTACTACGGTAAACATCGCAGGAATACACTTCAACCTATCTAAATCCATACTATTGTTTATTTTTATCTGTTCGCAATACGTTATATTTAGTATCACAACCTTATTTAAAGTCCCCATTTTTGGTATAATAAAACCACCTGAACCTAATAATACATTAATGTTTTCTATCTCTGCATTCACTACGCCCTGTAACATTTTCTCTAACTCATCTCGGGGCATTGTAATTCTCATATTCACGTCCACATATACCACTCCATTTATATCTATATCCAATATGATTGGTATCGCTATACCTTTGGGGGTTTTATGATTTATATATAGTGATATTCCTTCCTTTTTAGCCATGAGTAGTATTTTATTATTAATGTCTGCCGCTTTTAAATATAATAATTTCTCTCCAGATATACTCTTTTTATCTGAAAACAATCGTAATATACTATCCGCATCTCTCCCTGGATTATACTTGATGAGAGGAGAGTGCTCTTCTGCGTGTAACCTCTTAAATATATTTTCCAATGGGATTACTGAAATGGATTCTGTATTATATTTACACCGAAGGTGTTTTATACCTCGTTCTATATATACTAATTTATTTGGGTGATTAGCCTGAATATTATATAATAAATCTAATATCTCTCTTTCAGGATAATTATGGGTATCCTGTTGAACCTCTGGAAAATATAATTTCTGTAACATTTGGTCATTTTTACCATATGCCAACACTTCCTCCTCCAATACAAAATATATCTTATCCCTATATATATTTCCAACACTCAATAGGACCGATTGGTTTAACGCCTGTATTATAAGCTCTTCCTCATCACTAACTAACCTTGTCGTTGTGTCCCAATCATACGGATTCACTATATATGGATAGGATAATGTACCCTTTTGCACTATGGTTCCCATCGGTACCGTAATTATTTTAGCCGAACCCAGATCATAATCTAATAAATCATCATAAGTATAACTATCTTTCTTTCCAATATCTTCCTCCCGCATTCCTTCAATGTTTTTTAGATAATTAGTTAAATTGGTATGCGTTAAATCCTCCGTATCATTAAACGTTAAATAATTATATACATTTTTATACGACAATACCATTTCCTGCTTTACAAACAGAGAGATTGACCCTAGAGCTATGTTTAGCTTTTGATCTCTGTTCAATACCCGAACTATCTCACTCTTTAATTCCTCCACCGTCATATCAATGTATATATTTATACCTTCTACCTTCTGCTCCTCTTTTCCACGAACATGATATAACTCATACATATATTAAATACTTATATTTTTATATTTAATATATGTATATGACTAGAAGTAAAAAAACACAGCGCAGAGCAAAAAGCCTTTCACCTAGATCGAACCGTTCGTCGCGTAAAACCAGAAGAACCAGAAGTTATTCACCTATAAGAAGGTCCCCCACTAGCCTAGAACGTGGTCATTCATGGAGGAACCCTACTGGATTAACCCGTTTTCACCAATTTAATACTACCGCCGGAAATCCTATACCGGATTGTTGCACACTCTCAAATAAAACGACCATTAGAGAATTAAAAGTAAAAATATCTGAAAAAAATGGTGTAAACCCCCGGAATATGCTTATCTATTCTAACAAATATAAGAAACCATTAGGTAATAAACGTAACAATCTATTGAAAATAAAAAACTCACTATTTATCGTAATAGACCCAGCTATTACACCCGAAAACTTATCCCAAAACGAAGGAGAGATTCGGGACTTATTATATGTTTTACGACAGCAACCAACATGGATAACGATACCCGATTTGGTAACCCAATTAATAGAAGATGACCCTGATATTAGAGATATGCGCAGCTTTCTTATTACTGAAACAACCTCCGGTATGAATGCGCTCGTAGAGGATGGGTTAGTATTAGAGAGAATGGATGAAACCAGGCTAAACACTCTCCTTCGCGACCATGCGCAATTCCGCCTACCTGTACCGCCTAGTGTTATCGCTTCGTGCAAAAAATATCTCATTAATATAGAACACCCCTATTTTGAAGCTCGTCCTAATTAGTGCATAAAATAAATATTTACCATTGAAGATTTTAAATAAGTATTTAATATATGTATTGCAAATACAAAGATATCTTTGGAAAAGTAAAGACCGGCGCCCATTCCTACCGAATCGCTAATATCGCAATCGTAGATGTAGCAATGACCGCGCTATTAGCCTATATAATTTCTTTGGTTTGCCCTACATGCACCTTTTATCCAACCTTACTCGTATTATTCTTATTAGGGATTGGATTACACCGTCTTTTTTGCGTTAGAACCACCATCGACCGTCTCTTGTTTGGATGACATATACCGAGTTAAAGCCTCCTCATATATTACATCTAACTTTTTATTAAATGCCTCGGGGGCATCCACCGTTTTATATGGCTCAAATATCGCTCGTAATCTGGAATCTATCTTGTGAGCGTGACACACTCTACTACAATAATGCTGCAACCTTATACCCCTGTCCATTAATCCCCCCAACATATCATATACCACCTCATTTTCTATAATACTTGATTGCACCATATTCATAATAGTGACGGACGCCAGGATATATGTCTGCAACACTAACATCCCTGCCGACACCAGCATCTCTATACTTGTCTTATTCTCTTCTAAATAGGGAATACTTTTATCCACACAGAATTTTTTAAACTGGTCCGCATTAACATTTGCAGTAGGGATTTTAGCCAAATGTTTTAATTTTTGCATCGCCTTCATTTTATCTTTCCATGGTTGATTTCTTGGAGAAGATACATGGTCCTCCTCCTCTTCCTCCTCTTCCTCCTCTTCCTCCTCTTCCAATTCTGCTAGATCCCTAGTATTATCCTCTTCCTCCCTCTCGTCTTGTTCTAATGAAACATAGTCCTCCATAGTAATATATTAAATGGTAAATCTTTAATATATTAAATGATTAAACTTATTGTTGCGTATTGTAACAACCGAGGCATTGGGTATAAAAATTCCATACCGTGGAATCATCCTACGGATATGAAATATTTTTCCCAGATAACAAAAGGAAATGGGAATAATTCTATTATTATGGGCGCCAATACATACCGTTCTATAGGACGCGCCTTGCCTAATCGCCATAACATTATTCTCTCCACCACCCTAAAAGACCCCTCTATTACTATATTTACCTCCTTAGAAGCGGCCATTCAATCATGCTACTCTTTAAACATAGAAACCATCTGGATTATTGGTGGCGAAAAAGTATATAAAGAAGTTTTAGAAAAAGAGCTGGCGGATGAAATTCATATTAGTGAGATTAATGAAGATTATGAATGTGATGCTTTCTTTGCAGAGTTGTCGTCTCTATATACACTGTCTGAAAAAAAGGTATTAACAGAAACTATTAATATCAACATATTTAATCGGTCCTAGTGCGAAGGATGGTATGAATCGGGGTTTCAATATCTACCGGTTTGATAAATATCCGTTGAGACTGGGATTGGCTACTTTGTCGTTTACACGATAAGAATGCATAGGGAATGCGATATCTGCCCGTTTTATAAGTATCATATATAAGTAGGTCATGGGCTATACTTATATATAATGGTATCATACTATCTAAAGTGGTTCCCTTTTGCAATATAGAATCTTCTAATTGGTTATATCCTATGGGGAACTCCTGACTGGCGATGCGCGTACTGGGCATCGCCAGGAATTCTTCATGCTCTTCTGGGTGGGACGATATGTTTATATCACTAACCTTTGTCCATTCATTCCTATAAAACCTGGCAGATGATGCAGGTCCAGCACAAGTAAAATATTCACTCTCATCTACCACTTTTAAATGCTTTCCTTTAAATCGTAAATCAGTAGTCTCAAACAATACACAATAACGGATATACGTGTCACTTCGTCTATTAACTAACATATATCTCTGTACATAGGTTGGAACTGGAAACCTGCAGATATATGTCATTGTATAAATACCACTATCCCATTTTATTCCACCGTCATGTTCTCTCTCCATTGGATTCATAAAATTTACCGGGTCGGAGGAGATCAACCTAAAATGGTCTAATATATCTACATTGTAAAATAATATATCGGTATCGCACAGTAACTTGGAACGAGTCTCGCCATATTGTTGTACTATCGCAAAATATATATCTAATGCCCTAGTAAACATGGATTCATCCGACGGTACCGGTGGACGCAAACTTCCTCTACATACCGGACAACTTTTCATACAGGCCATATGCTTGCTCGTATCAAAACACTCCTTACAAAACTCATGCACGCATACATATGGGTTCACCGTTTCACTCGTCATGTCTTCCAAACATAACCCACACAATTCCGGGGGTGCCTCTGCTTCCTCAGCCTCCTCTGCTTCCTCAGCATCCTCTGCTTCCTCAGCATCCTCTGCTTCCTCAGCA